ATAGAACGCCCGGAACCCTTCCCGCTGTTGACCGCCAGCCCGCGTTACACGCTAGCCGTTTGGGCGTGCAAGACCTCGACCATCTAACGGTCTACGTTCCAACGGGCTGGGCGGAGTAATGCGGGCTCGAGGCCTATCCCTTTCGGGCTATGTCTGTCGCGAGAGTCAGAGTTCGACGAGTGGCTCTAGCGTTGTTCCGTGTCTTGGAGGGCCGAAACAGGCGAGCCACTCGTCGATCGTGTAGAGCCTATCGGGATCGCCTAGCGGGATCTCTCGAAGGCCAGAAGGTAGCGGGCGGACCGGCTTCGCGTACCTTTGCGTATGGGTTTGTCGAATGGCGCGCACGATGTCTATCCCGTCGGCGCCGAATCGGGCAACGATCTTGAGCGCGTCATCGTCCTCGAGCGCGTCAAAGCCTTTGCATATCCTATCTAGCGCGCCTTTACGGATACCCGTCGCGGCTTGCAGGTCGACCTGGTGAACGTCTACGGCAAGCATCGCCCTGGTCGATGGATACATGTTCCCGCCTCCTCGAGTGCTCATCCGAGAATCCCGGCGAGTGTTACGTCGACGCCGCGCTCTTGGAGTTGGTGACAGTCGCCGACGGCGTAACCTCGACCACACGCGCTAGCGGCGACGGGCCAGCCTTCGACCATGACTACCTCGCGATCTTCGCGGTAGTACAGACACACGCCGCAGGTCGAGCATAGAGCTGGCTTTCGTGAGTTGCGATCCTCAAGGGTTGGAACGTGCTGGCGGAGTTCGTCGGGAATGTCAACGCCGAATCGTGCGGCCTGTTCGACAAGCCACGGCGCGCCTCGCTGTTCGGCGCGCTCGAGCATGTTGTCTCGCACCTTACGTTGGAAAGCATCCGCGTTGCGTACGCGATTCTCTTGAGCGGCTTTCGCAAGTTCTGCTCGAGCGATCCGTTCGCAGAGTATGTAGGTCGGGCTATCCTGTTGCATCGATTCCCCTTCGACGTTGACGCCGTTGTAGCGCCTGCTCACGATCGTACTCTCTTTTACAGATTCCGCAACGCCTAGACGTTCGACCATTACCCGCCGCGCCAATGACGCCGCTCGAGGATAGATCGTGGCCACGTTCGCAAGTGTTACGCGCAACGGCCTCGACTCGAGGATGACAAGCCCAGCAATACCTGTCGGTAGGCGTTGCGTACCTCGAGACTAGAGTCCCGCATTTTCCGCAGAGAGTCACCGGCGAGTCTTACGATCGATAAGCATCGAGCGGATAGCAAAGTAGATAACAGCGTCGAGCAATTCCTCTTGGGCCTCTTGCAGCAAACCGTTAGCGGATCGCCCTGGTTGCCATAACTCAAACTCGTGCAGTTCGGATCCGACGATTACGCGCTCCCGCATTTTCTCGCGAAAGAGCTGGCCCGCGTTACTGTCCGGATCTTGGGCGAGACTCGAGAGGCCTCGCATGTATTCGGAGACGTCGTCGAGTGCCGTGTCGATAAAGGGCTCTACTTCCTCCCAGCATCGTGCGCCCGTCATTACCCTCACGCCTTCACCCTAACGAACGCTCGGACAATACTACGGTCTCGAGTGCGCTGATAACACCCGCCGCCCGCGTCCTGCGAACCGATCGAACCGCTGGACGTATTACCTTCGACGCAAGTCACGGTTTTAGCTGTAACCGATAGGACAAGGCCAGCGTGGTCGACCTTGTCGCCACGCGGCAAATCGAACAGGGCAATATCGCCTCTGCGTGGCGTGGTCACGATCGATAGGCCATTTCGTTTTGCTCGAGCATCCTCGAGAACGGTCATCGTATATGCCGCGTTGCTGTTCTCAATCTCGGCGACGGCGCTTTTACTTCCCGAATCGGCAAGGGCTACGAAACACGCCCAGACGCACCATGCAAACCCGCCTGGTATCTGCCACTTTGGAATCTTTACGCCACGATTGATTAGACGCGCCACGGCGCCCTGGACTGGCGGGAACACGTTGGAATGCGGCGGCGACTCTACTTTGCCGATCCACGTTCGCATGAGTTCGACGGCGTCGAGACGCGGATCACGCTTTACCGGCTTTGGCTTTACGGTCTTGTCAACCGTGCCAGTTTCGTAGAGTTTGCGTTCGGCGTTACTCATAAACGCCCAGACGAGGTTTAGTTCGACCTGCCCTATCTTTCCGGTGCGTTTTACGCCGATTGCGTCCTGTAGCCATTCGACGGCAAGCAGGAAACGGCGCCCGCCTTCGCGGACGTCGAGATAGTCCGGCGTGTATGCGGAGCGGCTTTTAGAGGGTTCGACCATTAGAGCTCGTAGTCCACGTTTTACGGCGAGAACGTCGTCGCCCGAATCCCAAGCCGCGTCGATTACGCGACGCAATTCGGGCTGGTCTGGATCGTCGAGGATCGCTTGGGAAAGATCTTTCCATGTATACCACGGTGCCAAGTGATCGCGGATGGTTGCTCGAGGTAGGCTTGTACCGGTTCGTCCGATATGCGAGTTTAGTCGCCGAGCGTCTCGCATAGTGGTTGCGCCGTAGATTCCGCCGCCGTTGTTTTCCGCCTGGTCGCGGTAGATGCGCAACACGGTTTCGAGCGCGGCTTGCGCCGAGGCTACGTCGGCGCCGACGAGTCCTCGAGAAAGGTTTCGTTGGGGTCGAAAGTTTCTCATGGGCGCGTTACCAATACGAACGCGACAAGAATCGCAAGAATAAGAGCTCCCTCGAGATCCATGATTGAGACTCTGTTAGGCATGGGTTCGATCCTACGATCCTCGTCGGATGCCTAGACCTTGCGGGTAGGATCAATTCGGAAGTAGCCGAGCAGAAACACGACGACGACGTAGACGGCTCCAGAGAGCTCGAGCGTCGGCTCGTAACCTGCGAGGCTTGCAAGCGCCAGAAGAATGGTAACTACTGCCGCGCCGATTGTGGAGGCGACGACTTTGGGCGAGATATTCTGCATTGTGTTTCTCCTTAGATTCTGTCGCTAATTACGACAATAACGCCGGTAACGCTACCGGCAACGGCGGCTGTAGCGGCGACGACTCGAAAGATAGAGCCGCGCCCGTTGTCGATTCCATCGCGCCGAGCCTCGGCGGCCTCGAGACGACGTAGTCGACCGTTGAGATCCGTTCGGTAGCCTTCCACGCTTTCGCGTAGATCGCTCATCATCGTGTATAACCGATCGGTATCCTCCGCCATCATAGTTCCGCAGATGTCGTAAAATGGAATGCGGCTAATTGTGAGCGAAAAGCCGTCATAGTTCCTGCGAAGGCAAACGTTAGTACTGACGGGCCCGCTTCGGGTACGGCGGAACCTGTTCCGCTTTGCCACGCTCCGCCGTCGAAATAGCCAATTTGACCATTTGTCGCGGTTAGACTGGTGCGATAAATTGTGGTTGTTGTCGGGGTTGCTCGCATCGTGACTGGCAAATAAATGGTAAAACGTGCAGCATTTACCGTAAATACGGTCGCCATATAGTTGCCGTTTAGTACCACGCCGTCTGCTGGAGTTGTTTCGAGAGGAAACGACTTATAAAAATAGCGGTAGCATTTAGCTAACGTTTGTTGGATAGATTCTCGCTCGAATGCCGTCTGGGTTGTGTTCTGCTCAAGTTGTACGCCCCATAGGTCTAGGGTTCCGAGGCTCGAGCCGCAGTCAAATTGGATCTCGACGAAACTATTTTCGCCGGTTCCAATTGTCTTGCCGGAAAGGCTTGGCATTGTGAAGTGAACGTGCAGCCGTACCCATGATGTCGTCGGGGTTGCCGTGCCTAGCGTGGTTGTTACGGCGCTCGAGGGGGAGCCTCCGGTGCCAAAGTTCTGGACGACTTTGGCCGTAATGCCGGTAGCGGTGCCTTTGATCCACGCGGATAGTGTGCAGGACTCTCCTGCAAGTGTTCGGACGTCCTCGATGCGCTGTCCAATGATCTGCGCGGTAGCAGAGCCGATGACGGTATTGGAGAGTCGTAGGTAGTAGCGGGGGTTCATTCCGCCGATTAGTGTCGAGCCGGTTGGCTGGTCGACGCGCGTAACGGTATGCGTTCCGCCTGCGCCAGTCTGCGAGTAGCGCCATTGGTCGGCGGTATACATTCCATCGGTGGCGATGAATCCGCCGCCGCCGCGTTGCCAGACGTCGAACGCGCCGTTGATAATGCGGTTTCGGTTTGGCAGGAAGTCGAGGTACCCGGCCAGACTGCCAGCGGTCGTCGGGTAGTCGACGAGCTGGTCGGTTGCGGACGGGTAGGGGTACGCGGCGTTTGTGGTATAGCTCGTCATGTTATGGCTCCAAATCTTCGAGTGTAATGGCGTCGTCCCATTGGACGGTTGCGCGTACGGTATTCCATTGGTAGGGGGTCAAGTCAAAGATTGTGTCGTCCCATGCCAACGCCAAGCCGCTAAATATTGGGTCGGTGACGAGAACCGTGGTGCGTTGTTCTCCGCGTCGGTATGCCTGGGAGAATCCCTCGATGACTCCCATATAGGTACCCGTAGTTCCTGTAGGCGTTCCCGTTGGCAGGTCTGATATTTGGAGATATTGTCCAATGTCAAAATATTGTTCGGTGTCGTCCTGGACTACTTCGAGACTGCCAAGATTCCAACGCGGTCGGCGTTGCCGGTTGAGTATCGTCGTCGCAAGCGTTGTCGCTTCAGTAGACGAGACGAGTTTGCTCGAGATTGATCCGGTACGGACGCCGTACCTGGTCTGCGACGTCGCGTCGTCTTTTTGGATAGTGCCGGTCGAGTAGTCGACGTATACGCGGTTTGTAATCTGAACGTTTTGCGACCAAGTCGGACTAAATACAACGTCAGCGCCAACCAAATTACCAACGACGGCATTCTCGACACGCCACGCAAGTGACTGGACGCGGATCGTTCCGTCTGGATGGTCATAAACGAACGCTTGGAAACTCGAGAGCAGCTCCTCGAGAACGCTCAATGCCGAGGCCTCGTTAGCGGTTCGCTCGGCGACGGTTGTAGCGAGGTCGGCGGTAGAGAGCTCTAGGACGTATCCGGGGCCTGCGACGCCTGCGTCGGTGAAGATTCGCGCCATGCGAACGGCAAGAGTCTCTTGCGGATAGAGCGTCGACGCGATTAGGCGTTGCCCTAGAGCGGAGAGTCTGCCGATCGCGGTCACGGTGAGAGCGTTTCCGCTTGTCGCGGTTGCTACCTGTAGAGTCATGTCAGAGATGGTGCCGGTAAACGCGAGAATGCTTGCGGTCGAGTAGACCTGGAGCGTATAGCCGAGCAGTTTCATATACGGCGAGACGTCGGCGTCGTAGAAGGTTACGCGGGCGGCTGATTGGGCAACGCTAGAGTAGATGTCCGAGCGTCCGAATATGAGCTGTACGTCGTCGGAGATTGTCGTGAGTTCGACGCTTGTCGCTTCGCCAATGACGACGCTGTAGATCATGCGCCGACGAGGTTGTAGCGGCGGTCGTACTGGTTGAGTACCTTTAGGATCTCTCGAGCGGTCGAGTCAGAGTCGATAGGCCCGTTGATTGTCACGTTTACGGTGGTGCCGCCAGACATGCTCGACAGGCCCGTCGTCCTGGTGGATAGGCTGGTCGAGCCGAGGCTCGAGAGCCACGACGGCAGGGATGGGAAGCGAATCTTTTTTATCCATTCGACGACGTCTTGGATAGCCTGGACGATTCGGTCGAATGCTCGAGCGATCGGGTCGAGCGTTGTCGCGATTCCGTTTCGAAGCGTGGTGTACGTTGTTGAGGCTACGGCGGCGAGTACGACGAAAGCGTCTTTTATGTCGCCCGCTGCGGTGATCGCGTTCCGAATCGAATCTCGCATGTAATTGATCGCGAAAGATACGGCGCCGAACTTTTCCTCGGCTGTCTTGAGAGCAAGGTAGACGAGCCCGCCTGGTACAAGAAAGGGCCATAGAATTTTGAGCCAATGGACGACGAAATCGATAGCCGCGCTGATCTCTTTCCAGTTGTCGATAAACGGTCGGAGCGCCTGCATCGTGATTCGCGTTACAGCTGCAAATAGTGTGTCGACAATGTTACGGAATGTTTCGCTGTTTCGGTATGCGAGGATAATGCCGGCAACGAGTGCAGCGATTGCGACCACGATTAGACCGATAGGGTTAGCTGTCAGGGCAACATTTAGAAGAAACTGGGCGGCTGTCCAAGCGATTGTGGCGCCTCGTACGATCGATGCAATAGCCTGGTAGGCGCTTAGTGCAGCGTTGACGGTAATCACGGCGACGGCGAGAGCGGCGATTGCCCCGCCAATGATTAGGATCGCTTTTGTGTTGTCTTTGAGTAGCGCGGCAAGGCGTACTAGGTAGGGTGCGATCTGGGAGAGAACGGGTAGGAATGCGGCGCCTATTTGCTCTTTTGTTTCTGCGATTGTGAGCTCGAAGATTCGGAATTGTCCGGCAGCGGTTCCAGCGGCTTCGGATGCGGCGCCGCCGGTGACTCGAGCGAGTTCGGCGTTGATTCGCGCGAAGTCGCCCGACTTGATTGCGGCTTTGTCTAGTCCGGGGATTAGTTTGGCGAGAGCTGCTCCGTCACCGGCGTAGGCTTTGGCGAGAGCCTTCGATACGGTCGCGGTGTTTTTGCCGGATGCGGCGGCGACGTCGAGCGTGATCGCGAGACCCTGTTGGGCTTTTTCGACGTTGCCGGTTACGGTTGCGAGGGTGGCGAGGGCTGGGCGTAGGTCGTCATCGGCGACGCCGGTCGCGAGGCTTAGTTTGGTTATGTAGTCCTCGGCGCTGGCGACGGCGGCGTCGGTTGCGCCGGTTACGCGGCGGAGTTGTCCGGCGAGTTTGACTTGTGCGGCTTCATCCTCGGCGGCGGCTTTTGCGCAGGCAATCGCGGCACCGGCTAGGGCGACGAGTGCGAGTGCGGCTGGTACGGCGGCTTTGCGCGTGACGTTGGATGCCTTTTGGCTTGCCGTCATTTGCTTGCCGAGAGCGTTCTCGACTTTGCGGATCTCGCCGACGGCCTGACCGGCGTTGGCGCCGATCTTGATTAGTACGTTTGCTGCGGATGCCATTAGAGGACGTTTGCTTCCTGGAGAATGCGGAGAACGGCTCTCTTATAGTTGTCCGTTGCGGTGGGCGATTCTGCGAATACTTTGGACGTGAGGCTGATCCAGTATCCGTTGGGGTTTTTGGGTGCGAAACGGCCTTTGGTGTCGCCGTATTCGACCGACCAGAGAAGGTCGCCCGCGGTCGCTGCGCGCTTTTGTTTTGTCTTGCGTGAGCGGTAGGGCCTGCCTACTTTTTTGGTACCGCCGACCATGACGACGGGCGTACGATCGGTTTTGGTTTTGATGCTTTCGGCGACGAGTCGGGTTTGTGGAGCTGGTTCCGCGTACGCCGCGATCTTGAGTCGGCGGGCGAGATCCTCGGCGCACTCTTTCGCGGCGATGCGTAGTTGGGCGTTGGTCGACTTTCGGAGTTCGACGTCTACGGTTTTGAGCGCGTCGAATAGCACGCGCATGTCGTCATCGTCGACGTAGATCTCGGAGCCGCGTGGTTTTGCCCTGGCCATTACTTTTTGGCTCGATCCTCAAGGACGCGCACCATCGTCGCAAGGTCGGACGCGTCCTCTTTCCAGAGAACGCTCGGGGCTATCCCGGTTTCGATTGCGAGGACTGCCACTAGCGTTCCGACGTGTCCTCGGTCGTAGGGTTTGCATCTTCGACCTCGAGCGAGACGTCGTCGACGTTTTTGCGCCAAGTGTCAAACCCGATATCTTTACCGGTGCGAGTAGCCCCCAGCGACGCGAACGCTACGAATAGCGTCCACGTCATTGGGCTCTTTTCTGGGCTCGAGTCGAGCTTGCGCGTATGGGCGTGTTGCTCCCATGCGGCGAGCGCGTTGATGCCACCCGTAAAGTCCTCGACGGTTCCGTCGAGGTATGTAACCTTCCCCTGGAGTCGGATCATGGGTTACGGCGTGTAGGTGCGGGTTGGGTCGCCGATGAGGGGAAACTCAAACGCAACGCTTGACTGAACGGCAACGTCGCCGCCGATCTCAATCGGACGGATCTGGACGGTGCCGGTGTAAGCCATTCCGGCGCTGGTCAACGGCTCAAACTCGAACGTCTTGTCTGTTCCGCTGTTGTCCATTGCCCAGTTGACGAAACCCTCGTCATCCGACCAGTCGGAGATCGTGTTACCAGACAAGGCCCAAGTGACGGACATCTCTGGGGCGGGATCGGGCTCGCCGAGGGTTGGGGTTCCGTCAGTTTCTGCGACGCTTGGGACGAGCTTCGCGCTGGCGACCTGGAGGGAGAAATCCTCCGGGCCCTGAAATGTGAGAGTGCCGGGGCCTAGTCGGCTGTCGATTACTGGCATTTTATACCTCCGGGGTATTGTCGATTGTTACGGTTACGAGCAGGTTGAGAGCGGGGAGCGGTTCGGCGTTGACGCCGTTCGACCATGTTGTGGCCTGGTAGGTGTTGGTCTGGAGTGCGGCGGCGCAGTCGTCCGCAGCTGCATACATTAGAGCGAGGACGCTGGGGCTTGGCGGGTCGGCGCTGACAACGTGGACGGGTACCTCAAGCGTTCGACTAGCGAGCCCTGTTGCGACGAGGCTGGGCATGCCGACGAGAACGCCGATCGGTGCGGGAAAGAATGCGCCAGCGTCGCGCGTGGCTGGCAGGCCTACGGCGACAAGTTCCGCGACGACGGCGTCGAGTGCTTCGGGAACGGTCACGCTGTCACCGGGCGACGTAAGCCGAGCAGTCGATAAATGTCGGCTTTGCGAGATCCGATTACGTCACCGACAACGTCGGCACCATCTCCATACCCGGCGAATCCGCTCGGAGCGGAGCGGTGCTGGTAGAGGATCGCGGCCCAAAGGATCGCGGCGTAGATAACGCTCGCGGGAATCTCGACGTCTCCAGAGAAGTCGAGGTCGGAGCGTAGGCGCTCGACTTCGCTTTTGATCGCAGCCGTGCAGTTAGATAGACGATTGTCGACTTCGATGTCGAGTTGGTCGGCTACGTCCTGGGCTTCGATCCACGGCATATTGTCCTCGAGAGTGTTGGGGGTTTGGAGTGGTACCCCGCGCCACAGGGGAAGTGTGGCGCGGGGTTTGCGGTACGGCGAAAGCCGTCAGTATTTCGGGCTAGTCGCTCATCTTGACCGCAGCGGCGAGCTCGACGTCGGTCGTAACGAACGACGTCACGCCCAGCTCGATCTGCATCGTGCCGATCACGTTGGCGCGGAGCTGGAGAGGGTTCGACTCTCGCAGTTCGACGACGTTCGAGTCGGCGACAATGATCGTGCCAGCGGCGAGAGCCGAGGTCACGACGATGTCGAGGCCAGCGATCTGACCGGCGATCGTGTTGGCGGCTGTCGAGCCCGTCGTGAACGGCAACGATCCCTCGGTGGCGAGAAGATCGGCCCAGACGTCTGGAGCCATGTACGCCTTGTCAGGACGGCGACCAGAGTCCGAGTAGACTGCCGCCGACAGGATGCCGACGGTAGCGAGGACGCTGGCGCCACCGGCGAGACCTTCGGCGGCGTTCGTGAGTGCGAGAGAGAGCTTGCCCTCGACTGCCTCGTAGTAGTTCAGAATGATCTGGCGGTAGACTGCCTCGGCTACGCCGGTACCACGCTCGAGCGAGGCAACGGTCATGCTGATGCCGTATGCCCACTGTAGGACGTCGACCTCGTGATTGGTGATCGTGATCGCGTTCGACGGCGTCGGATCTGCCTCGGTGATCCAGCCGCCGACGGGCGTCGTGCCCCAGACGGGCTTGTAGAGGTGCATGCCTTCGGCTGGCATTGCTGCGCGGCGCACGTTGTTTGCCAATGGGCGATTCTCGGCGAGTCCGCCGATGATCTGGCGCGTGTAGAAGTCGGGAACGAGTCCGACGACTGCGGCGACGTCGGCGGTGTCGAGTGCGGCTTCGATGAGACGAGCCGAGGTGGCGTCGCCCTTCATGGCGCGAACCATGTGCTGGACGTATGCGTCGGCGGAGAGCTCGGCGCGGGCGGGCGTGCTGGCGATGATCGGCGCAAGATCGGCGGCGACCTGGTCGGGCGTGGTTTCCATCTGTTCCTCAATTTCCTCTGTGGGGGTTTCGTCGTGCGGGGCTGGGTCGGGGTCGAGCGTGGGGGTTTCGTCGTCGGCGGCAACGCTGGTAACGTCGGCTCCGGCAAATGCTGGGATCGCGACTAGGCTAACCTCGAGCAGGCTGGCGGCGGTGACGGTTACGACGCCGTCGGTGTCGGCTTCGCCGGTGATGATGTCGGCGCCGATAGAGAGTCCGCCTCGGCTACCGCTGGCGGCTTGCTCAAGTGCGAGGTCGCCTTCGACGCCGTTGTCGATCTGGAATCGTGCAAGAGCTCCGTTTGGAGTGTCGGCGAGTTCGACGAGGACGCCGATCGGACGATTGCGATCGTGTCCGAGAAGTAGCGGCGTCCGGTTGCGTGCCTGGACGAGGCTTCCCTCTTGGAAGCGGTAGACGGTTCCGCCGAGGTTGGCGGTTTCGCCGTATGGGACGGCTACGCCTTCGATGGTGCGGGTCTGTTGGTCTGCCGCCGAGACGTCGATGTCGAATTGGAGCACGGGTTAGATCCTTCCGGGCGTAAGGTCGGGGGTGGTGGTGCCGAGTGGTGCGATGCCGAGGTACGATCGCGCCTCGGTCTGGTCGATGACGCCAGCGCCGTAGAGTCCGAGGACGTATTGGCTGGCGGCGTCCGGGTCGGTTCGTAGGAATGCCTGGACGTCGAACCGTACCTCTTGCCCTCTGACCGTGACGCTTTCGAGCGAGAGGGTACGCTCGATTGTGTTGATAAATGGCGCGCATGCCTGTTGCACAAATTGCGCCGTATTCTGGGCGACGTTGGCGTAGAGCAGGGCGGAGCTGTTTCCCGTCGGGCTGGCGCCGATCATGCTAACGGGTACCTGGAACAGTCGGGCGACGTCGGTCGCGGATGCTGCTCGAGCCTCGACGAGCTGAAGGTCGGACGGGTTGAGGTCTTGCCTCGAGTATTCGACGTTCTGGAGAAATGCGATTGTGTTGGTGCGCCTAGCGGTTTGGAATGCCTCGACGACGGCGTCGGCTTCGTCCTGGCCTAGTTCGTGTCCGACGTTCTGCAAAATGCCGGCAGGGAGCTCGACGGTGGACAGTCGGCGGGCGGCGTCCTCGAGTTCGATTGCAGCGGTCAGGCTGCGAGCGCCGTAGGAGAGAATGCCCTCGTTACCGGCGTCGAAAAAGATCACCATTCGGGGATCTACGATCGTGCCATTGATCTGAAACCCGCTGATGCGATCGTAGTCGCTTAGATTCTGCGAGTAGATTACGTCGCAGTTTTCGGCGGGGATACGGCGAGCCCGGACGGGGAGCCCGTCGGGGTTCTGGACGGTTGCGATACCGTCACGCGCAAGAATTACCCAGAAGGCTTGCCCGTACCAGAGCAGGTCGTCGACTGTTCCGCTGATTGTTGACGTCCACGTTGTCGACGGGTCGGGCTGGGAAAGTAGCATGCCCTCGGGGAGTTGCTCGGCTCCGCGATAACGTTCGATGTCGAGTCCGGCGATCGTGTTTACGATCAGGTTGCGGCAGGACGCGGCGGCGGGGATACCCATCGCCGTAGCGCGGGTTAGTCCGACGCGAAGGATGGTCTGGAAGTCGGCGGCGTAACTTGGGCCGATGCAAGAGGCAAACGATGCGGTGCGCTGCGGCTTTTTTTCGCCGGTGAAGATTCTCGAGAGCGTTCCCATGCGTCGGAGAATACGCCGCGCGTCGTCGTCACTTTGCAACGGCGACGAGGTGGCGGCGTCGGCTGTTTGGTTTGAGTTCGTGTCCGACTGCCCAGACTAGAGCGCGTGCTAGATAGATCGGGCCTTCGCTGGCCTTTTGGGAGAGCTGCGAATGTCCGTCGCGAGATTGGTAAGCCGATGCCATTAGTACCTGTTCGGTCAGTGTTTCGTTTCGATTGTGGCGAAGATTGCCGGCGAGGATCGCTGCTCGAGTCGGCCCGTACCCGGCGACCTGGTCGGACGCTTTGACCTCGAGCATCGTCCCGCCTTTTATGTCTGGAACCCGGACGGTTGCATGGTGCAGAATCGTGATACCGCGTCGGTCGGCGGCAGCATCTTTGAGCCATCTCCACATCGCGGCGTGCGTTGTTTCGACGTGACTGCGAACGTGGACGATACCCTCGTCATCCATAACGGCGATTACGGCGCCGATCGGTAGACCGTCGACGCTTGTCTCGACAGCGATAACGCCTGGAGCGTTTGTCGGTAGGTCGACGTCGGCTCCGCATTTTGTCCACGACTGTTCCGGTAGCCAGCTCGTCGCCGAGGTAACCCATCGGTTGAGCATCTGCATAGCGAAATCGTTGGCTGGTTGTAGCCGGTGGAATTGTTCGACTTGTTTCTCGCGGCGAGCGTTCCAGATCGGCGATGCTTGCCGCCACGCTTCCCGATCGTCGACAGCGAGATCCGGCGATGCTGACCACTCGAGCAGTAGCACGTCGGCGTGATCGGGGTCGTCGAGTTGGGCGATGCCTTGCTCGCGAAAGTTGCGGAGCAAATCCGATCGTGACTCTCCGGCTGTCGAGACGAGCCAGAGTTGGCTCGAGGTTCGCTGAAGCATGGTCGGCATGATTCCCGAAACGACTACGTCCTCGTCGACGTGCCACGCCTCGTCTACGAACGCCATAGAGATAGATAGACCCGGCCCCGCTGTCATGTTGGCGGCGGCGATCATCCACTTGGACTCGTCGGGTAGTTCGATTGATTCCTGCCCGTTAGCCTGGCGTACTTTGGCATCGGCTTTGACCTCGAGCATGCGCGCGCTCATCTGCCAAATCTCTCGAGCGATCGCCCGGTTACTCGAGACATGCAAGAGCGTCTGGGGCTCCTCGAATCGGTCGGCCTGGAACAGTCGCCACGACATGACGCCACGCGAGAGCGTACTTTTTCCGCATTGGCGGGGTACCGTAAGTACGACAACGGGCCAGCGAAGTTCGCCGGTCTCTGTCACCTCGAGAGCTCGTCGGACGACGTACGCTTGCCATGCCCAGAGTTCCATGCCAAGCCAACGGTCGAGCCAGTCGATACACTCGTCACCCAGCGTTCCGACGACACTTGAGTCTGGGCGTGTTTCCAATCTTGGCGGTACGAACGATGCGGGATCGGCTTCCGTGTTTTCGTATCCGATCGAAAGAGCTCGAGATCGTGCCGTCTCGGTTGCTTTCGGTTTGGAGAGAGAGAGACCCAC